TCCCTGCCCCCACCCGACCGACCCAAACCCCCATCGCCGATCGCCCGCGCCGACGTCCACGCCACGCCCGCTCCGATCGCGGGCACCTGGCAGCCATGTCCGCTCCCGATCCGCTGTTGTGTGCATCCTGTGAATTTCCTCCACGCTCACCCGATCCGACATATACTGAAACCGTCAACAGGGCAACGAGTGAAAGGAACTTTGACATGAACAGCTTTGCCCAGGCCTACAAGATCAACCAGCTCAAGAAGATCCAGGAATATATCGACGATGGACTCGAGCTCCTGCGTCGCTCGCGCGACTGCGACGATCCCGATGATCTCGCAACTTCCGAGGAGCTGGCGAACTATATCGAGACCGTCGAGATGGATGTCCTCGCGCTCCAATACTGTGAGACCTCGAACCTTCCCGATTATGCGCTCAACGCTGCGCTCACCTCGACGATTGCAGGTCTGCTCCACACCCGTAACTACCTTGCAGCCCTCTAGTTTGTGTGCATTCCGTGAATCCCGCGGAGCCGATCACAAAGCCCGGCCCGCGGGGTATATTGGGAAGCGTCAACACGAAAGGAGTTAGATATGTCTAATGACAATACCCGCTATCTGTTTGCCGCGCTCGACATTCCGCGTAGCGAAAGCTGGGAGATTTTGAACCGTGACGGACTCACCAAAACCCAGCAACTCGTCCAGCTTTGCATGGCATCCGAAAGCGTCGCGATTCGTAAGCTCGGCGAACGATTCGACGAAGATCATTTTGCTGTGTACGAGGGCAATGATTATAAAGCTATGGCGATTATTGAGCTCTTTGACGAGTTTGTCGATGGCGTTTATATCACAGATGATTCAGGGGACTTCCTCCGTGTCGTTCTCAAGTTGTAAAGGAGTATCCAAATGCGCACCCCGTTTGTCGAATCCATCCTTGCCTGCATCGTGATCGTTATTACGTTTGTGTTCTGCGCATCGCTGGTTGAAGCCAAGATCAACGCGCTCGAGACCACGATGTTCGGACGCTTCACGCAGCTCGAGGAGCAGATCGCTAAGCATGATTCCAATTCCTCCGCCGCTCTCCACGGCTATTATGAGCAGATCATTGAGGAGCTGAACAAAATGTAAAATTAAACACCGAACAGAACTGACAGAAAACAAACACAAACGAAAGGTATTATAATGTTCGATTTCAAGAAGATCAACAACACCTCCGACGTCCAGGATTCCACCGACACTCCGCGCCGCACCAAGGGCAACCTCGCGGATCTCTGTAACGGCCAGATCTTCCATATCGATGGCACCTTCCAGCTCCGTTCGAATAACTACGGCCCCTATGCGGTCTTCTACGTGCTTGAGGACCCGCAGCATCTTTACTACGCAGGAAAGCGCATTACGAAGATGCTTACCGATGTGGACGGCGCAGGTGCTCGCTCGGGTCTATCCGATCAGCCAGTGAAGTTTGTCGCGAACACTGCGACGTTCGACGACGGCCGCACCGTCACTTTCTACGACGTTCAGTTCGTCTAATGTGTTGACTTTATGAACTGATTGTTCAAGCCCTTCGTCGATCCGATTGCTACCATAATGTAGACAACGGAAGGCGAAGGGCTTTCCACTACAGAAAGGTTTTAAAATGGCTAAAAGGTACAAGGTTAGCGTTCAGAAATACCTCTACGAGTTCCACTACTACGGAATCACCGAGACGGCGATCGATTGCAGCGAGCTTCCCGGCCGCAATGAGCTCGAGTTCGATAAGTTCGTCGACGCTGCGGAGTGCGCCTACAAGATCTTGAGCGAGAATCCAGTCGCCGTCTTGCAGTCGCAGGACGATCGTCCCACCGTTAGGCGCACTGTCGCGGCTGTATTCGATCGTGAGAGGGCTCGTAGCATCGAGCGCCATTACAAGTTGAGCGACCTTTGCCCGTTTAAGCCCAGCGCCGCGACGACTTTTGAGAACATCACCGCGGAAGCCGCGCGAACGCTTGTGGACCACGCGCATTTAAATAGCTAGCAAAACAAAAAACCCCGGCGATCGCGAGACCGTCGGGGTTTTTCATGCCGATCGCCTATGCCTAGGCGTTCTGGATCGTGACCTTCGTCGATGCTGTGATCGGGGTCGTAGCACCCTCGGGATTGAGATAGGTGCTCGTGGCGGTCAGGTGAATCTCGTCGCCGTTGTCCAGGCCGGACTTCTGAACGTGCAGCACGTTCCGGCGATCGACGTACGTGCGCGTGTTAAGCGGCAGCGCCTTTGCAGTACCGCCCGAATCGCCGGCGGGTCGGATCGCGCTAATCTGGTAGGTTACGGAATCGGGCGCGACCTCTACGGGGCCGTGGTACCCCTCAGGGGTGATCGTACCGGTGAGAGTCGGGGTGATCTTGATCTTACCGCCGGGCTCAACATGGGCGTCGCTGATCGACAGGTTGAGAGTATGCGGGGTCATCGTCACGGTCGGAATCTTCTGGGACTCGGACAGCGAGAAAACGATGATCGGAACGAACGGACTTGCGCTAATGGTGCACCAGTCGTGCAGCCAGTAATTAGTCGCGAGGTTCGCGGGGTTGAACTGACTCGTGGTCGTGTACTCGATCGGGTAGCACTGGAAGAAGTCGGAGGTCGTGAGGATGGCGTAATCGTCATCATTCAGCGGCCATTTCTTGTCCGGGATCACCTTGAGGCGATACTGGATATCTACCTTCTCGAGGTTGAACGCGGCCGCGAGGCTCTGAACGTTGGTCGCTGCCATCGCGCTAGAACGGATGAACAGCACAAGTTCGTCCGGCTTCGCGAAGACGGGGATCTCGGACAGCGTGAACTCTGCGCCAGGGACGGTGAAATCGTAGGAGTACTGCTGGAGGGCCTGCAACAGCTCGTCGCAACCGGCCTTGTTGGTCGGAGCAGCGCTGAGCTTGTGGCGCGGCAAACCGTAATAGTGGTTCATTCGAGGGAACAGCTCGAGCATTTCGCCGTAAATATCGTACTCGTCCGCGTTCATGGGCTGCGCCATGATCTGCGCAACGAGCTGATTAAGACCGTACTCCTCGGTAAAGGCCTGTCGCAGCATCTCACGCGAGATCGTCACGGGGTAGTTGACCTGGTGGTTGATTGAGTGGAAGGCCTGCAAGCCATCGGGGTAATAAACCTTGAACTGATCCTCTGCGTCCATGTCGTAACTGTGACCTTTGATCCAGCCAAGCATCGTCTCGGTCACGGTCGAGCCGTAATACAGCTTGTTCTTGAAGAACTCTTTAAGTGGGTTCTCCCAGCGCTGTTGATGGATGAAGCTGAAACCGACTCGCTGAATCAAAAACTTAGCGAAATCGTTGTAGATATCGCCGTTCATCGGGTCGAACAGCTTTTCGACGATCGCCGTACCCTTCGAATCGGGGAAACCGAGACGCTGCTGTACGTCGGTTGTACCGCTGAGCAGGAATCGACCGAGAATCGTGGAATTGTCAGTTGCCATATATCTCCTTAAATAGACAGGTCGAAGTCGTCAACGCCTGGAATCTCGTCGAGATCCACGGCCGCGGGCGGCTCCTCGTCAACGTCGGCGGATCCGCCGGCGGAACTGATAAACATTGCAATCGATTTGTTCATCTGCTCGAGCATCTTGGTGATACCGTCGAGACGATCGCGCAGATCATCGAACTCACCCTCACGGTGAGCCTCGCCGGGGGTCTCCTCGGGATTCTCGTCGATTTCCTCGGTCTCCTCCGGGGTCAAATCTTCGTTCTCTTCGTCCAATTTTCCTCCTATCAAATGAAAAAGGGCCAGGGTAAAACCCTAGCCCAAGTATACAGCATTCGTGTAAATTTTGCGAAAAGGTTGACATACCACCCGCGTTCGGGTCCTACTCAAAGGCTGTCGTTCCGACTCGCGGTGCTCGCAACGTTTGCACATGCCATATATTTCTAGTGTACACCGAAAAGTGCGAGCACGTCATTGAAATGTTCGCGCGTCGCGGGCGTATCGTACCGCAGAATTCCGTAGCAGTACAGATCCGCGAGATTCTGGAGCGTCTTATTGGCGCGCTTGGCGACGATGTAGTTTGGCTTACTATCGCTCGTCGAAAGAGCGTACACGACAGCGTTCGGGTCGTTCGGGATCTTCGTGTTGATATAGTACAGCCCTTCTCGGAGATCGCCCCAAACGCCGAAACGCTCGCCGCGGTACACGACGCCAAACGAAAAACGCGCGCTGCTCGGTTTCTTGGCGATAAACTTGCTGGCGTCCGCCTCGAACTCGTTTCCGTAGTCGCCGGCGCGTGCGCCCAGGCGCTCGGCCATCTGCGCGCTGTCGGCTTTTACCGCGAAATCGCGCGGATCGGGGTAGTAGAAATACCAGGACTTGCCCGCAAACCACCGTCCGCCGAATTCCGGCGGCTCGGTGATGCCCAGCTTGGCGAAGTACGGATTGATCAGATCGACAGCATTGCCCATCAGATAGACGCGCAAACGCGGTCGACCGGCGCCGTCCTTTTCGCTGTATCGCTGGAGGGTGCCGATCAGGTTCTGAAACAGAGCGTATTCGTTCGGGAGGTAGCGCGTATAGGTGTCGATCGACTTGTCGATAAGGGCCTCGTCGAACACGACGCGGCGGAGCTTGTGCATCGAGGCCTGCTTGTACCGGGTCGCTTTTGAAAGCGGGATGATCCTCACGATGTCGGCCCATTTGTTTTTCTTCTTGCCCTCGGACTTCTTTCGAATCTTGATCAGGTTGCCGCACGTCTGGAATTCGTAACCCTCAAGTTTAGCTTTAAGGTTTTGGTCCTGCGTCTCCGCGGCGATCTGCCCGAAATAGTCATTCGCCACGACGTTTATGTCGTCTTTATAGCGAACGATCGCGATATGGCTCTCGCCGTTCGCGAACCAGTCACGGAGCATCTGCTCGCGGAGGCCGAACGTCTTACCGAGCTCGCGCTTTGCGATGATCAGATTGAAGGGCGCGTCGTAACTCAAAACGTCGGCCCATTTTATGAACCTTGGTTTCTCCATAATCTCTCCAAAGAAAAAGGGCCCCAGCGCAGAAAGGAGAAGACGCCGGGGCCCAGTTCGAAAGGGTGTGACTTAACTATAGCACACTATTCGGAGGATTTGCCGAACAGCGCCAAAAAACCTTTTTCGCGGAGTTCGGGGTTGATCTTGCAGATGTTCTCGAGAATCGAGACGACCTCGGTCGTCACGATATATACGACGATCGCGCCGACGGCGGGCACTTGGATACCGAGCTCCATAAATGTGCTTGCGATCTCGAGGGCAGCGGCGAGCGCGAACGCGACGAAGAACGCGAGCTTATGTGTCATGCCGTCGCGCATCTTGGAGCTGTTGACGGACTTGGTGGCAAATGCGGCGATAAGGCCGCTGATCACGTCGAGCGCGATGAAAGCGCACATGACGATGAACGGGGTTGCGAAATGCTCGAAGTTCATGCGATCACGCCCAAACCAGCGCGGCGGTGCCGTTGATCGTGTAGATGCCCGCGGTGGGCGCGCCGTTAAATAATAGTTTGAAAGTAATCTCACCTTCATAGTTTTGTACAGCGATTACATAGCTGGTGCCACAACGGACATTATTGAGATCAAATTGCACAGGATTAGTTCCCATTCCGGAGAATTCTCCCTTCGGCGCGAAGGACGCCGTAGTTTTGCAGATGTCAATAGACGTCGCGGATCCGTCGCTATTGAACTTAAAACCCTCAAAATCAAGGAAGATCACGTTGCCCCAGCGGCGAGCGGTCAGATTGGCGGCGCTGCCGGGGGCGGTAATGTCGGTGAGAGTAACCGGGGACGCCTGCCCGTTGATATAAGCATCAGCTTGATCGATAGTTGACTTCATGGACGCGCCAAGTTTCTCGTATGTCACGGCCTCGGCGGCAATCTTGGCGGTGGTGACCGCCCCATCGACGAGCTGGCCGGTGCCGATTGAGTTGACGGGGAGCGTGACACTTGCATCATCGATTGAGAGTGTCCCGTCGGGTTCGAGGCGGAAACCGGAATCGGCGGGGACGATTACGCCGCCAAGCGTCGAGCTTGACGCGGGCGGGAGGACGTAGGTGTCGGCGTCCGTGGAGATCGTGCCGTCTGCCGCGATGTTGACGTTGGCACCGATACGAACTCCGCCCAGCTTGTTAGACGTCGCGGGCTTGAGCTCGAACTGCGCATCGCGGCCCAGGATCTCTACCTGCTTCATCTGCGAATCGATCGCATCGGCGAGCTTATTGATGTCGTTGGCGCCGTCGAAACGTGCGGCCGGTTCGATTTCCGGGAAATTGTAATTCGGTGTTCCCATGTTTACTCCAATACGATTGCAAAATTATTAACCGTGCAGTAATGATTGCCGGAATAGAACGCAGCGCCTGATCTTCCGTACAGCGCAACATTGTCGGAAGGTTCCGTGATCGTGGCGTTTGCAAAATCTAAAATAAAAGTTCGATAGCCGAAAGCAGTATCAAAGTTACCTCCGGTAGCACCGCTTAAAATCTTAAGCTGAAGCGTGACTTTCCCGGACCCGAGGGAGCCGGGCGTGATTTCGGAACTGTCACCGCCGTTATACATTTTATAGGTTTTACCGATACCTTCATCGATACCGCTGCCCGCCAAAGATTGGATAGACGCCACAATAAAAGAAGCGTTATCCGTCATTTTGTGGAGCGTAAATTTAATGCCTTCCCATCTATGACCACGGATCTCGGTAATCTGGCTAGTGTTCCACATTTGCGAAGGCAGCTTGAGCTTGTTGACCACCGTGGAATCGACATTCCTCTCCTCGACCGCCGGCGTGGCGAGTTTTGCCGTCGTGACGGCGCCCGCGGCGATCTCGGAGGTCTTGATCTGCTCGGTGCCGGAGAAAGCGCCTGATCCGATGCCGATACGGCCGTCCTCGGCCGCTGTGATGTTACGGCCGGCGACGATTCCGCCGAGAGTCTTGTCAGTGGCGGGCTTGAGCTTGAACGGCTCCACTGATCGCGTGATCAGGCCGTCGGAGTAGACCTTGAAGCCGTGGCCCACGCGGACGACGCCCAGGGTATCGCGCGATGCGATCGGGGGCTCGTACTCGTCGCCCTCGAAGCCTTTTTGAATACCGTGCAACACGGCGTCCGTGGCGGTCGCCAAACCGTTCACGGCGTCCGGAAAGCTGAGCGTGCTATCCGGATCGACTTGGGGGAGCCCAAAATAAGTAGTTCCCAAAGTTAGATCACCTCAATGTAGCCGGGAGTTCGATTATCGATCTTCTCGGGATCAGTGTACTTGATTTGCTCAGATCCGTCGCCCCAGATGTCGTTGGAGATCATATCGACCTCGATGTAGGTCTTCCCGTCGTTCGCGAGTTCCTGCCACGTGTGACCGGTGTTCGCGAGCTGTCGCCAGGTCATCGCATGGACGCGCAGGGTATCGTACATTTGCTTGAAGATCGTGTACATGTAGTCGAAACCGCCGGACACGGGGTTCCTGGAGCGTCCGCCGACCTTGAGGCCGTCGAGCATCGCGGCGATCGCGTCGACGCGGCGCTGGAGCTCTCGAATGCGGAGGCGCAGCTGCTCGTCCTCTCCATCGAGCTCGTTGAGGGCTTTCGCGAGATCGTTCGCGTAATCCGCGAGCTTGCACAGCTCGAAGAGGATCTTTTTCAGAACTTCCTCGGAGCTGTAGGCGTTCTGATAGAACGCCGGGATGCTCGGCGTGAATTTCGTAAACGCCGAATATGGCACTAGTGGGAACACAGAACCTCCAAAATTAGAAACCGTTGAAGTTGACGGCGAAGAGATCGGAGAACAGAACCTCCAGCTCGTCCAATATCATCACGTCAACATCATTATAACGCTCCGCAAAATCCACATACTTATCGAGGTTGTCGCCGAGGCTGATGTCCTCGTGCTCCTCGTCCGTAGCATTGCTCGCGTAGTCCTCCGACTCGCCGTTTAGCAGAGTCGCGGGGAAATCTGAGAATACGTGACGACGCTTGCCGTAGTCGTCGCCCGTCTGGAAAATCTCGAACTCACCGGACAGCTTCTCGTACAGTTTGTCATATTTCGGCATGATCTCGTTGAGCTTGCGGATGAATTGTCGGCGCCAAACGGCGGGCGGTAGGATACCGATTTCGCGGAACTCGAAACGCGCGGCGATCTTCTTTTGAAGTCGGTCGCGCTGCTCCTCGTCGTACCAGTCCCATGCCCACGCTGGATCGTCCCAGTCGATGAATCCCGCGTCCTCGAGCTCCGCCCACGTGAGCGACGTGGCCGCGTGATAGTCGTGCGGCAACTCGTCCGCGGTGAATTTAAACGGTTCCATCAGCGCCTTCCTCCATGTTTGTGAGTTTGTTGTTCTCCGCCTCGAAATTATCGGAGCGATAATCCTGCGCCCATACGACCTCGATCGGTTTACGGTCGGCGCGCGCCGCGGTCGAATAATTGAGGCGGTTCCACGCGTCGGCGGCTTCGCGTCGGCAGTTGAGAGGATCGAGGCTCATGATCTCGGAGCTCGCGTTCTGACTCTTTACCTCGCCGGTGATCATTCGCTCGGTCTTGTTCTCGACCGACGGGATACCCAGGAACCTGTAGATGTCATCCCAGAGTGAACGCTTCGCGGCGTCGATCTCGCCGGCCAGACAGGGCACGCCGGTATTTACGGCCTCGATTTTGATATGCTCGGTTAGGCTCGACAGGCCGACGATTGCAGGCTCGCCGCCCGCGATCTGCGTGAGCACGTTCGCGACGTCGGCCTTCTTCTCGGAGGGGCCCGTGATCACGTATGGAGTTCGCTGTTGAAGCATGTTGATGTCGAGTGTGCGGTCGATTGTCGTAAGGCGTCGCGCGTACATGTCGAGATTGTTCGCCATGGGGAGCCGCATGCGGTTATCAAAAACCGGTACTGCGTTGGTGTCGTCGCACTCAAAACGGAAACCGTTGTTTCCCAGGGCGTCCCAGGCTGTCGGCTTGTCGTAGACATTCGGCGCGCCGCGGTAGACCAGTTGCATAGAGTATACGAGATCATCCGCGCCCTTAGGGTGCGCGATCGTCGCCATTCCGTTGAAGAACAGCGTCCACTCCAAATAGCGCTCGTCGCAGGACGCGGGCAGGTTGATCCACTTGAAACGGTTTAGAGCTAGCGAGAGCAGCCATTGCCGGTACATTTCATAGATGCGGACATTGAAAGCGGCGCTCTGGAAATAGACGTCCGACCCCGGCATTTTCTCGTAATGCTTTCGCTTCGATTTGCTCATTTCTTCACCTCCACCGTCACCTTGACGGACTCGTTTTCAAACGTCGAGATGTTCGCCGCGGCATCGTCGACGATCGAGCGCCCACCTCGGGCGTACGCGTTCCACGCGGCCGCGTCGCCGTAGAACAGGTCTCCGTCGAGCTTCCAACCGCCAACCGGGCAATCGCTCGCGAACTGCCACGCGACGACGTTACCGTCGGCGTCTGGACACTTCCAACCGGCCGCGGTGTCGTGCGTCGGGGCCGTCACCGCCGGGTAGCTCGCCACCCATCGCGCGCAGTTGGGCTCCACGCCGCCCTGGTTGAAGCGCCATGGATTCGCGTAGATCCACGGCCAGACCTTCGTCAGGTTGTGGTATTGCCTCACAAATTGATTTACCCAATTGACAGACTGCTGGCCCTCCCAGTCGAGAACCGGTATGCCCTTTCCGCTGTAGTTCATCGTGTTGCGGTAGAAGAACGCGGCCTCCGCGAGCGGATCGCCGTTGCCGGCGAAATGGTAGAAGCCCCAGAGCTTACCGGCACCATCGGCCTTTTGAATGAATCCGTCGCAGTGCGGATCCACGTAGTTAAGGCCCTCGGTGGCCTTGCAGATCACACCGCCGACGGGGGCGGTGGCGGGGTCGAACCCCGCCTGCCAGTTTGATATGTCGATAAATTTAAGCATGCGTCTCCAGATTGTCATAAATTGAAACGTGCCCGATCTCGTCGGGGTCTGCCCAGATTGTAACACCCGCGCGAAGAATGCGTTTCAACTGCTCCTGGGCGGACTCAATCACGCCCGCGCCACCGGTGAGCCACAGATCCTCACATTGCCAGTACGTGAAGTGCGGCATCAGATTGAAACCGTCGAAATTCCACAGCTGCCCGAGAGTGTACCCGTATCTGAGCATCTGATCGGCTGCCGGGGCGATCTCGCCGGGCTTTTGAGTCTTCACCTTCACCTGCACGCCGCGCCACTTGAATTCGTCTGGTAGCGGGTCGCCTGCATACTCGCCCACTTGGATAGGCGGATCGAGGCGGTGATCGAGATAGCCCTGGCGGATCATCTCGAGCCCCGCGGTGAGTGTGCGCTGCGCGTTCTCGACGGCCTGATCGCGGTAATAGCCGGCGTTGGCGCGGGCGGTGTCATGGTCGCGCTGCGCGTTCGAGCGCGTGAGCGACGCATTGGCGTCGGCATTGGCGATTGATGCGTTGTATGTACGCAGCGCATTCGCGTCGCCGGTCGTGCGCGAGCGCTGCGCGTTGGCGTTCGAGGTGTCTCGCGTGGTGCCGGCATTGGAGATAGAGGTATCGCGGGAACGCTGCGCGTTGGCGTTCGAGGTGTCGCGCGTGGTGCCGGCATTAGCGACCGAGATGTCGCGGGAACGCCGGGCGTTTGCATTTGAGGTGCTGGTGTTCTTGCGCGTAACGCCGGAATCGTTTGCGTTTTGAGTGTTCGCCATCGTGACCGCGTTGTCAGTTTGCAGATTGTTTACTTCACGGCGCAGGGTGTTTGAGATGTCGGTCGCTGCTGTCGACGCGTCGTTGTTCTTTTTCATTTTCCGCTGGTTGACACTCTTCATAATCGTATTCGCGGCGGTGTTGTTGCCGAAACCTAGGATATTCTGAGGGGTCGACTGCATTCCGGAAATAGCGGCGCCGGCTATGCGCATGGGGATCTGCTCGACGGCTACGCCTGTAACGGCAGCGCTGAGACCCGCGAAGATAGGCGAACCGGCCGCAGAAACGGCCTGGAAAGCGTCCGTCGGGAGTGTTCCCCAGATCTGCGAATCCAACACCTCGTTGTCGATTCCGGTTATATCTTGCGTGAGGGCGACCGAATTAGCCGTCACATCGCTCGATGCTTTGTTGTTTTTGGCGGTCACCGCGTCGTTTAGCGAATTCTGCGCTATTACCTGCGTGGTTCGAAGCGTATTCCTTAGCTTCGTCACGTCAACGGTCGTTTGGTTAGAATCCTCGGTGTTTCGCAGATCGGCGTCGGCGGATTTTACAGTGTTGGCAAAGCTCGTCGCGTTGGTGCCGTTCGTGTTCGCTTGGCTGGTATTGGCGGATCGCTGCGCATTTGTGAAAGCAGACGCGTTCGACGCGTTTGCGTTCATCTGCCCGGTCGCGTTCGAGGCCTGCGCATTCTGAAGAGCCGCGAGAGCGGAACGGTTCGCGTTGTTCTTCGAATTTGCAGCCGACGCGTCGGCGTTGGCGTACGCCTTCGAAATCGCCGCGAGCTCATTTTGATATGCGGTATTGGCGGATCGGACGTCGTTCGTGTAGGTGGTCTCCTTCTCGGTGAGGGCCTTCACGTTATTTGCGTTGTAGTTGTGAAGCCTGAAACGATCGTAGCCGCGCTGGTAGATCGCAAACGTCGGAATGTCGAAACCAAAATTAAAGTCGCGGAAATCGGATCCCGGCAGCGACTCGCGGAACTCGCGATCGCTGAGGTCCTTCCAGGTGAACTCGTTGGGCTCGCCACCACCCACGCCGGACAGGAAAGCCTCGAAGCGTATGAACGGATATGCCAGGGAAACGCGCTTTTGAATCTCAAGCGCTCCGGTGTCCTCGATTTTGATGATCGACGCGTTGCCGGCGGAATCGGATACCTCGATTGCCGCGTAGGGGTATGTGTAGAGCTTCGCCAGCCCCGCGTATTCGGCGGGGTATTTGAAATCCTCTTTTGTGAAATGGAGCTGCTTGATGACCTCGTTGTTCGGCTGAACTTCCCAGCAGTCGAAACCGTTCTGGCCGGTTCCGAAATAGAGGAAAGCGAAACGGTCGAGATCTGCATAACTGTGGCCCGAATTTGCGAGATCCGCCCAGGTCTTACCGGTTGCGGCCAGCTGTCGCCACGTCATCGAGTCCTTCGCGAGGACCTTGAAGTTGTTTCCCTTGACGATCATCGACTCGTCGACCATGAACACGGCCTGGATCGTCTCGATGATCTGCGGGGCCTGCGCCACCGCTGCGGCCATGAACTCGGCGAAATCGCGACCGGCGACGGCGAGCACCGACACGCCGTTCGGCGTGGCGCCGGAGTTTGACGCTGTCGGATCCGTTTCTAGGTTTAGGCCGGAATAGTCGATACCACCCGCTGCGATCTGCGCGCCGTTTATGCCGGCATCGGCGCCGGCGCGGTCGCCGGTGCTGTAGAAGGCGGGATTACTCGGCACGATTGCATCGACGGAACCGAGCGCCGCGAACGCTTCGCGGGGCATCGTCGTGGCGATCAGCACGTATTTGGTTCCCGATCCGAACGGTATGAATTCGGACGATTGAACAGCTGCTGGCTCACCAAACGCGACATCCTTTGCGAGCAGGTAGCGGTTGTTTGCGATCGGGTTTGCCAGGTATTCGTCGACATTCGACGCGGCCACGGGGGCATGCCCGCGGGCAAGCATCATGTAGTTGATATCGATTCTGTTAATGTAGGTCGTCCAGACGTCGAGCTCGACAGTCGCGCTCGTGGTGTTCGCGGCGGTGAACTCCACATCGTACACGAAATAGAAGAAACGGCGCGCGTGCGCGTCTGCAAACGGAACCGGCGCCGCAGCGAACTCAACCATCAAGTAATTGTAGTTTACGAGCTCGTCAAACGGCACCGGTAGCTTGATCGATTGCTTGGGGAGCACTCGCATACCGGACTCAAGTACGTGGATCGGCGTCTCGAGCGCATCGAAATAGGCGTCACGCGCCGCGTCGTCATCGAACTTCACGACATTCTCATAATCGCCGCACCAATTGACGTTGCAGAGCTTCAGTTTTGTACCCGGCTCCCAGCGGGTATAGTCGAACGTCTGTTTGATGGCATACGGATCGACGTTTTTGATTCCGGGAAATTTCTCGGAGTCGCTTAGATGTGGAAATTTTGCGGACATGCGCCCTCCTGTTTAATTAAGTGGTTTCACTCGATTATAACAGGGGACGCGTTGCCCACCTCAATTCGAGGGGTGTGGGTGCCGGGCTTGATCGAGATGTACTTATCTCGATCGTCGATCTTCCTTCGGTAATGCCTCTCGAGGAATCGCACCGTCGCCGCATTGCTGAACTTGACCGTATCGCCGATCGTCTTCCAGATCGGCCACAGCGCCTGCGCGCGGTGACACTTGACATGCACGGTTCGACCCAGATAATCGGTCACGTCTTGATCGAATTCGTCGGCTGCTTTCGGTTTGTCGCGCATGAGCGTGTGCGCGACGGACGGCGCGAGCGACGCGTTGTAGCCGAGCGTGAGGCTGACGGCCTCGGCGGGGCTGTAGCCTTTAGATAGCAACCAGTCCAAAACGTCCTCAATGTGGTAGCAGCCTTCCCACCCCTCGGGGTGCTCGGGGCGCGAGATGCCTGCCAGCGTGACGTGGCTGTGGCCGTTGACAAACGAGACGCGTGCTTTGTTCCACAACTCGACATGATCGCTGTAGTAGATCTGACCGGTCTTCTTGTCCGCCGGCTCGATATCGAAAATGCCGATATCAGTGAGCGAACTTGCGAGATCCGGGAAATACTTCCGGTTATGCCCCTGGACTCGATCGAGAGCCGCGGTGCAGGCGTCGTGGAGCGGTTTGAGCGCATCGAGCAGATCGGTGTACTCGTACGGCTCGGCAAGCGCGATTTTCATCGAGTCGGTGTCGCCGCCCGTGATCATCGCGGCGGAGCCGAAACGCTCGAAGATAAGGCGGATAGCGATAACCAGATGTTGGCGCGATCCTGCGACGATTCGGAGGCCATAGGTGTAGAGTACGCGCGGGCGCTCGGGCGCCAGCTCGTCGAAGTTGTCTTCAGTCGGCTTCGTGGCGGAGTCCAGGCGGATCTCGCCGGCCTCGTCAACCATGAAATCAGGGCGCCACAGCTGCATCGCCTGCGTCCCGTAGATGCCGTTGAACGCGCCCTTGGTAGCGACATTGTAGTAAGCGTTAAGCGCTCCCTCCGTCATCGTTCCGGCGCGTAGCTGATCGGAGATCGATTCGGGGATATCACCGGGAATCTGATCGGTGTAGCCCTCGCCGGGGTTGTACGTCTTCGTAATCTTCTTGACGTGCGACTTCTGCTCGAAGAGGATGTTCGATTGCAGCGAAACATAATCTGGCGGGGTCATCGTGCACGCGGTAAACTCACCGGCGATCGCCTCGAAGCTATCGAAATCGTAAACCTGCGCGACGTTCCACAGCTCCACTTCCGACAGGCACAGACGGGCCTCGCGAGCCTTGTACAGCTTACCGAACGCGAACTCCGCCCCGGTGGCTGCGTCCATCCAACCGGATGCGCGGGCCGCGTCCTCGACGGCCACGTTAGCCTCGGCGGGATCGTCGTCGTCGGTAAGGCGCTTATCGGTGAACTTACCCTCCGCGAGCGTCGCGATGCCGTAGAACTCGAATGCGGAGCCCGCTTTCAGCCGCAGGTTTTTGAAAATGAATACGCCATGGAGCGCAAAATCGAACGGCTGCCAATAGTATTTAAGCACTCGATCAAGCGGGTTATTCGCGACGTTCTCGGCGACACGCTGGAAAAATTCCATATTGTCGGCTTTGCGGAAATTATGCGGAATCCTGCGGCCGTTGATATACATGTGGTGCATAGATGTAACATCAAGTGAACAGACGCGGTGCATAATCTGCATCGCCGTGCGCGCGGCTGTGAACGTCAGGCCACCGCGGAAGGCTGCCGTGCGGAGCGACATCGTCTGGAAATCAGGCGGGAGCTCACGGAGGCAAAGTTGTTCAAACATCACGCCCAGCGACGTGCGTTTGGGTTTCAGGCCGTAGATCTCATGGACGGCCATCTGACGCACCAGAGACGTCTTAGTCATCACGCGAACGCCCAGCATGTCGGGAGTCAGCCACTCGTACGAGTGGAGCAGGAATCTGAAATATGCGGGGATAACTTGCACGTCTCGACGCATATAGAACAGCTCGCGATCTGTGAGCGGGGTTTCCGGCGTTCGCACCAGCGAATAATCCAGATCGCCGACGGCTTTGGGGAGTCCCGCCGTCGAGCCCATCGACTTCAGACCGGACATATCCAGGAAGAACGTATCCCAGAAACGCAGCGCCAAGCGATCGTCTTTGTAGAGATCGAAGCAGTAGACGTGCGTAGCGGTCTGCGCGGTTACCTTGCACTCATATTCGGCGCAGAGATCGGCTTGAAGCGTTTGCAGGTCGAACATGAGGTTGTAAGCCGCGACGATCGGGATATAATCCCCGCCGCGCTCGGCTTCGTCGATTATTTGAGCGATAACCGTCATGGAATCGAGCTCCGAGCGGAGGATCGTAATATCGTCATCACGCTCGGGCTCGTATTGGTAAAGATTGACGTTGGCGATCCTATTCCAGATGTAGGCGTAGGCGAACGCCTGCTGCGCGTCTTCCACGCCTACCGTCGTTGTCTCAGTATCGTAGGCCGCAGCGATCTTGAAGGGTCGTTTTTTATTTGCCATTGTCGCCGCGCTCCTTTCTGTAGTTGCTTAGTGTAGCGCACCATACGCAACCGCGATAGCTTTCTGCGTCGGGGAATCCAGGCTGTCGAATTTCTCGTTGATCATGTGGTTCCAAGCGGGCGAAGTGGTATCCACTTCGTCGTATTGAATACCCAGATAATCCGCGACGAACATTTCAAACGTCACGCCACCTTTTTTCACATCAGCATTGAGTGCGCGAGAATAAAGATCCCAGAGATCCAAGCCGGGATGCGCGGCTAAGATCGACTCGTAACGGTTCGGGCTTTCGCTCGACTGCCAATCGCGCTGGTAGATCATGAAAAAGGCTTTCACCTTAACACGGCCTTCGCCTGGAGCCCCGAAGATCGACTGCTGTTTGTCCATCGCTCGGCGCATTTCGCTTTGAATGAAAAGATTACGGTTACGCTGTCGCGTAGGGGCTTCGTTTAAATCGAGGAGACGTTGAAACTTCTGTGTTTTCTTGGTATCGCTTTCGCCACGCTTGAAAGCGGATCGCCTAACTGCCTCGTTAATGTTTTTAGCCTCGCGCCGGTAGACCTGTTTGATACCCTCGTCTTTCTCGAGCTTCGCCTGTGCCTGCAACCGCTTCGCGCGTCGCTGCAATTTGCGGCGCAGGTTTTGGGCTTCACGCGATCGCCGGCGTGTCTCAGGATCGCGGGCCATTAGAGGAAACGCCTACCGTTGATGAACGTCTTGGAGTCGTCGAGCGCGAAACGATCCAGACGCGACCAGTCGATACCGTTACGATCGCACCATCCGGAATCGATCAGGGAGCATGCCTCGCGAAGGGAATAGTTCTCATGGAAGATAAACCAGACTAGCGCGATGCGCTGATCCAAACGGTACTCGTTTACATGACGCTCGGCCCAACTCGGAAGGTCGCGGATATCGTGACGATAGGAAACGCGGTTGGACACCTGCGCTCGGTTCATGCCGGAGTATACGTACTTATCCATTAGTTAGCGCCTCCAATTTCCACCAAAATAACACGTGTTTCAACAAGTTTACGATGCAAAGTTTCAAACGATCGATCACCCAAGTCCAATGGCGCGTGAATGACTGCTTTATAGGTCCCTTCAAGGAACGCTATCAAGTCATCTTCGCTAGGTGGCTCGTGATTTGCGATCGCTTTTAAAAGCAATGAGCAACGGTCGCGATAAGCCCTTGCGAGTGCTTTATTCCTATCACGATAAGGGTCTCGGTATTTGCCTCCGCCGGTTCTATCTAACAAAATAAGATTATCGATAATTTCGAGCATCAAAGAAATCTGACGCGTTTCACTAAGATAGATAAGCTCCTCGGTAGTAGGGCCATCGTCTCTCGGGAAGGCTGAATCGACGTCGTTAATGAAATCAAATAAATCGGTTTCATCCAGATCAATCCTCCAACCGCTCATATATTCGCGCAGCAAATTGAGGCCATCCATGATGTAAGACTTAATCCGCGCATGATGATAAGCCTTGTAATAATCGAGAGGCTTCATTTCCGAAGTGCAATCGAAGCTAAAATCTCGCATGTCAAAGTTCCTTTCACTCGTTGCCCTGTTGACGGTTTCAGTATATGTCGGATCGGGTGAGCGTGGAGGAAATTCACAGGATGCACACAACAGCGGATCGGGAGCGGACATGGCTGCCAGGTGCCCGCGATCGGAGCGGGCGTGGCGTGGACGTCGGCGCGGGCGATCGGCGATGGGGGTTTGGGTCGGTCGGGTGGGGGCAGGGA